ACTGGGAGGCGCGTTGTCGTCTGCAGCGCCAGATGTTGCTTCAGGAGTGTTGGATGTGGCAGCGCTGGGTTGAACGCCCTTGCGCGCAGCAACGGCTGCGTCGCGGCTTTCGAACCAACCTGAGGCCAGCAAATGGTCCAACTCTTCTTGGGTCTTGGCGGACACGTACTTGTAGGTGTCTTTGGTTCCAGGGATTGTGAAGTGTCCTGGACACTTGTACAGCATCGTTGCTGCGAATTCTTTGTCGTTCATTTCTTGCCTTTCGGAGCGGGACGGTCGTTGAAGTCTTTGGTGGGCAGGGGGTTTCCTGGCAGCATGTTCGTTTCTCCTTGTTGGCAGGGGAGACCGAAGCCTCCCCTGTGTTCACTCAGCGATTAAGGAGTCTGGCTGAACAGCATGATGCCGCTCATTTCAGGCTGCTTGTTCACAACGCCGAACAAGGTGTCCAAGCGGTACTTGGTAACCATTGTGTCGATGTCGTACCACTTTTGCATGACCAACTCGATGCCCTGATCGGTGCTTGCACGCATCACTGCAGTGCCAGCGTCGGAAGGCACGGCGTAACGGCCAGGAAGAATCTCGATCGCGTCTTTTTGCCAGAAGGGGTTGGCATAGTTGGCGTCGAGGTTCAGCCAGTTGATCGCGGCGGTGGCGCTGGTGGCGGTCACTGCAACGTTCTTGTACTGGGCCTGAGCGTCGGTTGGGGTGCCGGTTGCGCCGATGATCGGGGGAGAGATCACCAAAGTGGTGCCGCCTGCAGGCACGCTGATCACGCGGAAGGTCTTCAACTGGCCAGTCGAACCCTTGGTGATGTGGTGCACAGCTTCGATGCCGTCGATCGTGAACGCATCACCAGCAGCCACGCCCACCGAGTTGGACACGGTGATGGTTTGGTAGCGGTTGTCGACGTTGATCTGGCCACCCACGGCTGTGGAAGTTGCCTGAGGCGTGTAGTCCACCTGAGCACCAGTGGTGTCGATGGTGGTTGTGCCGCCAGCAGCAGCTGCCAAGCGGTTGGCGTAGTCCAACTTGTAAGTGTCGAACGATGCAACCATACCGACGTATGCCTTTTCGTAGGCGGTCAGGGTTTTGCCTGCGCCCAAGAATTGACGGTTGCCGAGGTTGGCGGCCATGCCGTTGTAGTCGCGAGTCGACAAAGCGAGGTAGCGGTCCATGGATGGCACGCCCTGTTCGTTCATGATCGCTTCGCACTGAGCGACGTCGTCGAAGCCGGTGGCAGCGCCAGTGCGGGTGACGACCAAAGTGCCTTGAGCAGCGGCGACGTTCATCACGGCGACGTTGATGTCAGACGCGAGCTTTTGCTTGGCAGAGTCGCCCAAGCGGTTTTCCTGCAACGCATCGCGCAGTTCCAGTGCGTTCATTGTCCAAGGCACGGTCTTTTTGTAACCGATGTTGGCAGGAACAGACAACTGAGTGTTGCTCTGATACGTGACGGGGGTGCCAGGAGTCGAATCTTGCGAGTTCGAGATGTAAGGCTGTGGACGCCAGATGGTGTTGTTGGTGCGCTCCATCATTGTCTGGTCAGTGTTGTACACTGCGACGTTGCGGCTCAGCACCAAGGCGTCTTGGAAGCCTTCGAGGATGTCTTCAAACGCTACGCGTTCTTCTTTGGAAAATGCATTGGACATTTTGTGTTCCTATTCAAAAAATCATTTGGATTGTTTCTTCTGGCGCTTGTACTGCAAGACCTTCGAGTAATCGCCGGTCTTTTCAGCATCAGCACGCAGCCGATCGAGGGTTGAGTCCACCGCTCCGGATGTTCCGCCACTGCCGTGGACGGTCTTCTCAGGAGGCGGCGGTGCTTTGCGGTTGGTAACTTTCAATTGCGTCTCCAGTTTCGCTACCGCGAAAGCAAATTTCACGGGGTCAGTTTCGGATGCCAGCTCCTTGGCCTTCTTGGGATTCTTGCCGAGCGCGTAAACCACCAAAGCGGGATTTTCAGAACCTTGGAGAATTATGCCTTGTTGTGTGACAGAAAGCACGTCCTGTGTCACAATTTCAGCGTCTTCAAAGTCCTTCACTTTCAGCGAGGTTTTGGCCTTGCCGTAGGAGTCCAACTTGGCTTGCCACGCTTCTTGCTGCTTTTTGGCAGCGGATTCAGCAATGGCGGCTTGCTCGTCCGACTTGCGCTTGTCTTCATACCACTGGGCCAGAGAAGCTTCAAACTTCTCGGTGTCGTAGTCGTGCTCTTCGAGAGTGGGCTTTTTGCCGAGCTTGACAACCGGATTGTGCTCAGTTGCGGCGGTGGACTTCAGCTTCTCTTCCAGTTCACGGATGCGGCGCTTGTCTTCACGAGACGTTTTACGCAGCTCGCGCACCCATTCGGGCGCTTTGGCGTGCTGTTCTTCCTCTTCGGTGGGCGGCGCTTCCTCACCAATGGTCACAACAACTTCGTCGTCCGCAGCGGCGGGGGACTCGTCCTCAGAACCTTCAGCACCACCAGCGTCAGACGGATTGTTCTCGTCCTCGGCGGGTGCAGCTGCTTGTTCGTCGTCCAAGACCGCGACTGCGTCTTCGTTGTCGTCGTTAACCTGATCTGCCTTTTTGTTCATTGTTGACCTCGTTCAAAACTCACCCATTGTTGACGGCTGGGTGGGAAACCGTATTCTTTCATTCCGTGGGCGCTGCCGGTTGCTCAACTGGCGCCACCATTCCCGTGGGCGTCACCTCGGTGACAGGGGCAGGGGGCTGTTGTTGAGCGAAGGCTTCGCCCATGAACTGCGCGGCGTCGATTGCTTGCTGTTGGGCGGAGGCGTCCACCTTGGAGAGCGTTTCGAGCGTTTCAGCGCGTGTTTGTTCTGTCTTGGCAACCGTGAGCACGGAGTTGGCGCGAGCGTTTGCGGCCTTGGCCATGGCTTCTTCGGAGGCGGCTTGCAGGAAGACGGCGTTGGGGTCTTTGGGTGCATTGGCCTGAGCTGCTGCCAGCTCTTGCATCTCTTGTTCCGTCGGCTTCACCACGCCCATCTTCACGAGGCGCTGGCGGAAGAAGTCGCGTGCGTCGCTGATGCCTTCGCCTTCCATGTTCATCATTGCCATTGCTCCGAGCACCTGCATCGTCTCGGGGTCTTGCGTGATCTGCATCATGCCGGTCAACGCACGGACGGTGGCCGCACGCTTGGAGCTGGAGCTTGGGCCGACTTGGACGTCCACGTCGAACTCGGCTTCGCTCATGTCGTTTTCCAGCTCCACTTCGCCGTCCTCGCCCATCATTGGTTTGGACAGCTCGACGGGTTGCATTTCGCCTTGAACGCCGATGGACTTCATCTTGCGTCCTGGCTCGACCAAGACCTCCTTGGCCATGCTCAGCCAGATTTCGCCCGAGCGCTTCATCGCCTTGGCCATGTTGCTCATGTAAATGAACGTCTGCATGTCCAGCTTGCTTTGGATCAACTCCACCGCTTTGCCCGAGATGTTGCTGACCATCTTCTCGCCAGCTTGTTGGTTGCCCAGCAAGTCGTTCATGTCCTGCTCTGTCACCTGCAACAACCCCGCCAAGGCCGGAGGGATTTGCGCCGAGCGCGTGTAGGCGACGGGGCCGGTGACTTGGGTGTTGCCGTTCATGTCGGTGATCGGGTTGATCAACAAGTACGGGTAGTTCTTGATATTGTCCTCGGACCACATCACGGTGTGGCCAGCGATTTGCTCAGGCGTCAGGATTGGCTTCTCGACGGAGCTGAGGGCGCTGATCTCGCCGAGCTTGGAGCGCTGCATGTTGGCGATGCGCTGGGTGTCTTTGGCGAGTCGGACTTGGCCCATGCAGCGTTCGACGTTGTCGACGAACCAACGCTTGCCGTAGACCGGCACGATGGGGATGCACTTGCCGGCAATGAAGCCGCAGTCTTCCAGCACGCCACCGCCCGACATGATGTACTTGTGGACCTTGCGGGTCTTGACCTTCTTGGTGCGCACCAGACGCGAACCGGTCGCAATCAGGCGCTCTTCCAACATCTCGTCCGCATCGAACTCAGACGTGCGGTAACGCTCTTCGTCGCCGCTGAGGGTCTGCCAAACCTGAATCGACTCGCGCTTCTCTTCGACACGGTAGTATTCAGCAATGAACACAACATCCGGCGTGAGCCAGTCGAACTCGTACTGGTGAATCTCCTTGGGCCAGCTGGCAGGGTCGTCGCCCCATTCCTCTTTGTAGGAGGCACGGGTCAGCGCGGTGAGCACGAAACAGCGCTTGGCGTCGCTTTTGTCTTGGCGCTTGGCGTTCAGGTCGAAGAACACCGAGCTGTCGGCGTCGAAGATTGGTTCGATGCGGATGCGCTGGCGCTCGTCTTCGTCGTCTTCGTCGTTCTCGTAGGCCGTGCGCAAGCGCCAAGCGCCGAATCCACCCCCGACCGCCTCTTCGAAGGCGTTGTCGTACGCTTCATCGGCCACCGAATCCTGTTCATCAGCGCGGTACAACCCGTCACAGGTCTCGGCCAGCTTGTCGTACTCGTTGCCTTCCTTGGACACAAAGTCCACGGTGATGCGGTTGTTGCGGTATTCGTTGATGATGCGGATTACGGACAGGTGAATCTTGTTCACCTCGAACTTGGGCTTGTTTTCGAACTGCTTGCCGAGAGGGCCTTCCCACTGGGCACCAGCGATGGAGTAGAAGCGGCGGTCTTGCAGGCACTGGATGCGTTCGTCGCGCAGCGCGGACTGGATGTTGTCGAACTCGGCCAACGCTTCCTGATGGATGTTGGTGAGGAACTGGTCTTTGGTTAGTCGAGCCATGGCTTATGTCCTGTTGAAATGGTTCACCGAAGCAATCGGCGTTGCGTCGAAGGACTTCTTG